AAAATACTGGAACTGCGCGAGAAGCGCGCTAAGCTTTGGGACAGCACCAAAGCTTTTTTAGATTCCCGGCGGAATGAAAACGGCCTGCTGTCAGCCGAAGACACGGCTACCTATGAAAAGATGGAAGCCGATGTTGTGAGTTTGGGTAAAGAAATCGACCGATTGGAACGCCAAGCGGTGCTGGATCTCGAACTGTCAAAGCCCACCTCAACCGCCATTACGAACAAACCCAGCCAGCATCAGGAGTCAGAGAAAACCGGACGGGCATCCAGTGAATACAAAGCGGCCTTCTGGAAGGCGATGAAGAGCAAAAACGTCTTTGAGGTGCACAACGCCCTGCAAGTCGGCACTGACTCCGAAGGCGGCTATCTGGTGCCAGATGAATTTGAGCGCACTTTGATTGAAGCTTTGGAGGAAGAAAATATCTTCCGGCAATTGGCTACAATTATCACTACCTCCTCGGGCGACCGAAAAATTCCGGTAGTCGCAACAAAAGGAAGTGCTTCATGGGTAGATGAAGAAGGGGCTATTCCCGAAGCCGACGATGCTTTTGGCCAAGTTTCTATCGGGGCCTATAAGCTGGCCACCATAATCAAAGTATCGGAGGAACTCATAAACGACAGCGTGTTTAACCTGGAGCAGTATATCGCCAACGAGTTTGGCCGGCGCATTGGGGCGAAAGAGGAGGAAGCCTTCTTTGTCGGCGACGGAACCGGAAAACCTACCGGTATTTTCAATGCTACCGGTGGTGCCGGGGTAGGCGTTACGACCGCCAGCGCGTCGGCCATTACCATCGACGAAATCATGGACCTGTTCTATTCTTTGAAATCGCCGTACCGCAAAAATGCCGTATTCGTTACCAACGATGCCACCGTCAAATCTATTCGCAAACTGAAGGACGGAAACGGACAATACCTTTGGCAGCCTTCGGTGACCGCGGGCCAGCCGGATACCATCTTGAACCGTCCGTTAAAGACCTCTGTCTATGTTCCAGGTATTGCGGCAGCAGCAAAAACCATCGCCTTTGGCGACTTCAGCTACTACTGGGTGGCGGACCGCCAGGGCAGAGTATTTCAGCGGCTTAACGAACTCTATGCGGCAACCGGGCAGGTTGGCTTCAAGGCCACTCAGCGTGTCGACGGCAAGCTGATTCTTGCCGAAGCCGTCAAAGTGCTGCAAATGAAAGCGTAGGTGAGAAACGATGAGTAACGTCAAAAACTATACGGAGCAAGGCGGGGAGAGAACCGTAATTGGCGGCACACTGGAGATTATGGCAGGCGGGCAGGTGGTCGGCCTTTTTACGCCAGCCGCCTTTCAGGCTGACAGTACGGCTACTACCATAGCGGGGCTGGTGACGGACTTCAATTCGCTTCTGGCCAAGCTAAAAGCCGCGGGCCTCATGGAACCAACCAATGGCTGAGCCGATAACACTGACGGAAGCAAAGGAGTATCTGCGCATCGACAGCGAGGAGGAAGACACCCTTCTCGCTGGTTTACTATTGGCGGCGAAAGAACACTGCGAGAATTACTTGCAGACCGCTTTGCCGAGCGAGGTACCCACACCGGTTAAACAAGCTATGCTCATTTTAATAGGACATTTTTATGAGCAGCGCGCGGGCGAGGATATTCCAAACGTCGTGTATGTGCTTTTATCCCCATACCGCGCGCATCTCTGGTAGGTGATGATATGAATCCAGGAGAACTGAACTGCCGCTGCATCTTGCTGAAGGAAACCCAGGTTCCGGATGATCAGGGCGGCTATGAAACGATTTATATGACGCGAGCCACCGTTTGGGCCAAGCTTATGGCGGTGACCGCCAAGACGGTAGACCAATACGAGCAGCTAACACCTGAGATTTTACACCGCATCATTATTCGCTATCGCCGCGATGTGGCGGTGTCGGACCGGATTCAATACGGCGGCCGCATTTTTGAGCAGATCGGGCCGCCTATTGATGTGGAAGAAAAGCATGCGTTTTTAAGACTGGAATGCCGGGAGGTGGTGGCCGATGCGGCCGGCAATTAGGGTAACCGGCATTGATCAATGCGTTTCCTTCGGCGATCTCATTTCTACCAATGTCAGTCAGGCGATTGAAAAAGAAACCGAGCTGGGGGCTAAAGAAGTTCGAAAACGCGAGCGCTCGCTGGCTCCGGTCAAAAGCGGCCTTTTGCGCAAAAGTATCGTGAACCGCAAAGGAAAGTACGGTATCTCCCGCATGGTCAGGGCTAAAGCGCCGCATGCGCCGCTGCAGGAATATGGCACCAAGCGAGGGGTGAAGGGCAAGCATTTTGCCGAGCGGGCGCGCCGTGAACTACTGCCGGGCATTCAGGAAAAGCTTCGGACAGCGGTGCGTAATGAGGTGAGACGATGAAACGTTCACCAGTGTCGCCGCTCAACAAAGCGCTGTATGAGCGGCTCAAAAACAAAATGGCCGCTCCGGTTTATGATTATGTCCCAGCCGGCAAAAAAGCGCCCTATGTGGTGCTGACCGACACAACGGCAGAGAGCTGGAGTACCAAAACGGTATGCGGCGCGGATGTCATGGCCACCCTCAAGGTTTACAGCGAGTACCAGGGAGACAAGGAAGTGGCGGAGCTTTGCGACAGGGCAATTTCGGCGATACAAAGCGGGCAACTGGTTTTAACCGACGAGTGGCAGGTCGTGCTTTCGAGCGTGGACAGCCATTCGGTGGAACGCCTGGAAACGCACCGCGAAGCTACGGTAACCTTCAAGTTTACAATTATTGATACTAAGGAGTGATGAAAAATGGCTTTAATTCCAAGCGATGGCGTGGATTTTTTGCTAAAAGTGAATACCGGGACAGCCGAAATCCCAATCTGGACGGTGATTGGCGGCCAACGGGGCGCGACTTTAAGTCTGACTGCCGAGCAAATTGACGCATCCAATAAACAGTCGGGAGCCTGGAAAACCAGCGTACCCGGCATGATGTCCTGGAGCATTGACGCCGATGCGGTTATGCTAACCGACGCATCAGGCCTGAGCATTGACGCGGGCCGTGCCAAGCTGCTCACGGTGTTTTCCAACCGCGAGCTGGTGCATGTGCGGTATGTCCGCAAGGATGGCTCGAAATTCCAAGGTTATGCGGCCATTACCGATTTGAGCGAGGAGTCTCCGCATGACGGGGTAGCGACATATAAAATTACCTTAGCCGGAGCGGGTGCGCCGGAAGAGGTAAACGGCACCAAACAGGTGGAAACGGCTGAGGTTGTCGGTGCCGTTACGACCGCCGGCAATGCCACCTTCACAGTGACTGCCGCCGGGATGACCGGCTCGCCGAAAGCCATCAGCGTAGCCATGGCACTCAACGATTCGGCGGCTGTGGTAGCGCAAAAAGCCAGAGAAGCCTTGGCTGCAGACAGCGCGGTGACCGCCAAATTCAG